ATTGAGTAGCCGAAACGACCAGCACCATAAAGACCGTCAGATGGAGCACCAGCTGCGTTAGTGATACCTTGCAAAGTACCAGTTTGGTTTCTTCCTTGAGGATCAAATCCAAATGGTTGCTTGCTGTTAGCATATTTAAAATCTAGATAGAATACTAGACCTGAAGGCAAGTTCATTGGTTGTACGCTTACAAACTCTTTAGCAGCGATCTCAGCGAAGATACGACGTACTAAAGGTAAAGCAACACCATGCCATTGTTCAAATCCAGCACCAGATGTACCAGACATTTCTGCTGATCCCTCTTTAATTAATTGTCTTGCTTGGTTTTCTAAAAGGACTGCAACAGTTGATTTCTCATTACCGCCTTTTAAACCTTCCATTAGGCCTGTTTTAGACCATTTGGTAATTAACGGCTTCACTTCGTCAGCACGATTTACATTACCCATGTTTTCAAATAAATTCATTTGTTTGTTTGTTTGGTTTTTTGTTAATTAATAATTACTTGTTGTTGTACTCTACAAGAGTTTTGAAACGATTGTAAACATTGTTACTTTCTGCAATGATCTTAGTTGCTTTAGACGGAGCTGAAGCAAGACCTTCGTTCATTTTAGTTTTTGGTTTCGGTGCTGGTTTTTTAGCTTTGCTGTTTACTGATTCAGATAAAGTAGCATAAATCAATTTAGCTTCGCGTACATTTTTAGCACGATCAAAAGTTTCAATAATTTTTACTTTTTGAGTTTCAGTCAATTCACCTTTTTTGAATAACTTGTTAACGAATAACAATTTAGCATTAAGTAAATTTACTTCATTCAATTTAGAACGTAAGAATTTAATCACATTGTAAGCTTCTTCAAGCTCTTCTTCTGTTTTCTTTTCTTCTTTCTCTTCTTTTTCAGATTCATCTTCTTCATTCAAAGCTGCGATGATTTCTTCTAAGTTGATTTCTTCGTCCATTTCTTTTTGTTCTGGATCTTCTGACTCTTCAAGGTCATCTTCTTCGATATCTTCTTCGCCTTCGAGTTCACGTAAGATTTCTTCTAATTCTTCATCAGAAACTTCTTCGCCTTCTTCAGAGCCCATGTCTTCATCAGAATACTCTTCTTCAGAATCCATTTCCATTTCGTCTTCAGAACCCATGTCCATGTCCATTTCTTCTTCAGAATCCATGTTCATTTCTTCTTCATTTTCCATGTAGTTCATACCTTCGTTTTCATCTTCATCAGATGTAATTCCAGCCATTTTTTGCATTTGCTCCATTTGCTCTTTGTCTTCCATAGAAGTTTCTTCTTCACCTTCCATCTCTTTGCCCATCTCTTCTTTAATCTTGTGAGAAAGCATTGATTGTAGTTTTGGTGCAAAAGCTTCTTCCAAAGCGACCTTAGCATTAGCAAGAGCAGTTTCGCGTACGGCTTTAGCGTCAGCGATTGCGTCTTTTAATAGTTTGTTCATTTTGTTTTTTGATTTTTTGACTACTGTCATATAGCTATTGAAAAGCTATAATAAAATTCGGTTAATAGAACACTATATAATAGGATAGTGTATTTGGATATAAATATATCATTTATAACCAAAATATATTTTTTTAGAAAAATATTTTATTTTTTAGGTTTGAAAAACCTTTTAACGCTTTCTGAGATATCATCAAAGTTTACAAGCACATCCACTTGATCAGGTTGTGTTGTTACTACAATTCCATCTTTACTAATACTCTTTACAACACCAGTATCACTTAAAAAGTTTGCTGTGTTATACTTCTTTACTTTGCTAATGTTAAACTTGATTGGAATGCCTGCTGGCTTTTCTGCAGGTGCTTTCTTCTTATCATCTCCACCTTCTTCTCCCTCTGCATCATCTGCAGGTGCATCATCTGCAGGAGCTTCATCACCACCCTCATCGCCAGCTGTTGCAGCAAATGGGTTGTCCTCTCCTTCTTCTTCGGCAGGAGCATCTTCTTCCTTATCTTCAGCTTCTTTTAGATACTGCTTGAATGATGCAGATATGCGACTCCAATCTATGCTCTTAGTGGATTTCATAATAACGTGATAAGGTGTGACCCATTTCTTCGTATAACGATTCCAATCTTTGTTGCAATTTACTAACCTCATTCACAGTTTTCATAAACTGCTCATTGTTAGCTTTTAATGACTTCATGTTACGTTTAACGGTAATGTCATCAAAAGAATCATCAGTCTCTTGTAAGGCAATTCGTTCTGCATTCTCAACAATGTTGCTAACCGCTTTTGCTGCTTCTCTTAGACTATCTGTACGGTAGATTGTGTTACCGTATTCATTAAACTTGGCTACTTCTTGCAGGAATGCTGCTTTTTCGTTTAATCCGACCTTTTGATCGATACTTTCTTTAATTTTTGTTAGTTTCATGATTACATTATTGAGATTATATCACTAATGAGTGAATTAATTTTTGAATACTTGTTTGTTTGTGTAACTACTTTTACACCTTCGTTAAGATTATCCATAAAAGCTCCTTGAGTAGATGGATTAGATACTAAGTCCCAGCATACAATTTCAAAATCGTCTGCTACAACTACTTTACCTTCACCTAACTCTCTTACACTGCCCATACCACGGGAACTAATCCCTAATCTGATACCAGCTTTTAGTAATTCTTTTGCAATGTTTCCTGATGGTGTAGGTAGAATCTCTATCTTACCCATCAAGTCACTACCTTCCCACCATAAGTCAATAACATTGTGACATACGTTGGATAGATTCACTACTGAAGATTCTGGATGATCTAATTCTCCTAAAGCTCTTTTTTCAGCTACAAAAGTGTTTTTGTACTTGTTGGCTTCACGTTTTAAAATATCTAATGGATACTTTCTTTGGTTTTGATTAAAGGCATCACCTCTTTGCATTACACCACTTACAATCAATTTGCCTTGATTTGAGCTAATTGATTCATTAATCTGTTCTGGTGTAAATTGGATTGAGCCTATATAATCTACTATTACTCGCTTGTTCATGGTTTAAATGTTTGTGCTATGTTTTTAACAAGTTCCTCTTCTTGGTTAATATTTCCTAACCTTTCTTCTTTGTCCATACCTTGGTATAAAACCTCTCCCTTCACGTAGTCTATTCCATAAGGTTCTCCTGCTACATAAATATCAAACTCATAAATGTCAGTACCTTTTTGTTGATACTCCACTTCTGGTGCCTTAATATCTATACCAGCTTTGTTAAATAACTTTACTAGTTTGTCTTTTACAGATGATGCAGCTAATTCTTTTAAGTTTGCAAGTTTACGAGCTTTTTTATTTACCTCTGCTAAACGTCTGCTTATCTTTAGAATAGCTTCGTTAGTACGTTTCCAGTACTTACTATCATCTAATTTTGATTCTTGTTTTAGTTTAATGCTATGATCTAGTGATCTTGAGATCTCTCTAAGCATTTTGCTAACTTCTATAATCTTATTATTAACTTTTTGTACTTCACTTGTATTTGCATCTTCTTTGAAGTTTTTATAACTTACTTCATGCAATTTAATAAAATGTGGTTTCTTTTTAGAAGCTTTTACTGAGTAAGCATATTCACCTTTCTCTAAGTCAATTGAGTCAGTACCATCACCACCTTCTTTGCCTGTAAAAGCTGCAGGAGATAGATATCCTGGGACACCAGCTGTTGTGCTGCCTTCTTCTTTTAATTTGTCAGATTGCTGCTTTGTATAAGCCTTTATTTCTTCCAGCTCTTCTTGTGTCAGTTTATTACTTAACATTCTTTAACTCTTTTAATAGTTCGTGGTAGAGTAATAACGATAAAACATGATCTTCTTTAATTGTCTTAACTTTTTCCAGCTTAACAAGCATATTACATACTTCATTAAGTTTGATAGTTGTGATCTTGTCTTTTATCTTTGGTAGAGTCTTTTTAATAGATGCATTTAATAATTTACCTTCTAACAATACAAAGTCTTTCAGAGCTGTTGTATTTGATATGTTATTGATGTATTCTTTTAAAATGCTCTTTTGTTTGATCGACAAGTCTACATACTTTTCATTAAACTTATCAATCATTAATTTATAAGCTAATAAACGTATTTCGCTATCTTGGTTCAAGTAATCATCAGCTACAGTAGTTTTTCCTTCACTTAACTTGTTTTTAGACTTTCTAACTAAATGCTCAAGTATTGTATAGCGACTTTGTACTACTTCAGACACCTTAGCAACACTCACCCCTTCAAATACCCTATAAGTAGATGCATAGATTTTGTACTCGCTAATGTTGGTTTTGAAGAAATTAGTCAAGTCGTAGTGCTTTTTAATCTCACGAATTAAATTATACTTTTGCTCTCTTAACTGATTAGCATCTATCTTGTTACGCAGTTTAATTACTGTGTTGAGTAAGTAGTTAGCTTTCTCAGTGTTGCTATA